CTGTTCCCATCTGCGATTTCTCTTGCCGTGTTTGCCACAAACGGGCGCGGGTGCAAATAGGCCGCATCAGGTGGCGACCCCCAAATGTTTTTCACATCGCCCTTCTCCACCATCTCAGCAAGCGGTGTATTGGTGCCGGTTTTGTACTGCCCACCAACGGCTGATTCATTCGGTACACCAATATCCTTTACCGTAAGCACATGTTCTCTCACGCTGCTCACCACGCTGCTGTCGGCTTCCAATGCCCCTTCGCCCTGGCCGCGGCGCTCATATACTTTCGGCTGGTATACATCCAGTACATCTTCCTGGATATGCTTCTTCAAACAATTCTCCACAGCCGTTTTCGCCCCGCCATTCAGTGCCAGGTTAATTCTCCGCTGCAGTTCCAGTTCCAGCCCTTTCTGTGTGCTTACCGTCTTGGCCATTTAACTCTCCTTGCCGTTCACAACCTCAATCTTCACGGGCGGCTTCTTTGCGGGCTGCTCTCCTTCGCGCACTTTCTTTACCAGATCAGCCAAAAATTCCTGGTCTCCCAGTTGGCTCAAATTCCCTGCAATCTCTGCAAAGGCGTCTGCAATCCGGTCAAGCGGGTCCGGATGGTTGATCGCATCAAATACCTTCATGTATTTTTCTTTCCGGTCTTTCATCTCGGCTTCACATGCCTCATAAAGTCCCGCTGTAACCACCGCAATATCCGGGTCTTCCACAATCTCAATGCCCTGTCGGCTGTAAACAAAGTCGCACATCTCATCTGTGTCCATCTTGTCCAGCTCCGCTTTCGGGGCAAAAAAGGTAATCACCGCAATGCGCCAAGCATAATCAAACAGCGCGTAATACTGCTTGCCGTCCTTCTCGCACATGTCGCAAACAAAATCCACAAATCGGATTCTGTCGCCCACACGGATGTTCTTCTTAATTTCCATAAAAAACTCCTTACAAAAAAATAAAAGCCCGCCCCATCTTTCAGGGGCAGGCCAGCTTACAGCGTGTCATAATCAATCCACCCACCACGCCGTTTACGGTACACAATCCAGCGCAAATGCTCGTCCGGGTACAGGTAATCAAACATCTTCCGTTTCATCAGTGCCACAGTATCCGGGCACCCCTTGGTGTCAATTACCTCTGTCGTGCCGTCTTTATACTTCAACCAAAAATCAGCCACATAGTTAATGGCTCGCACCGTCTCCATTTTTCCCCCACGTTCCTTGCGGTACTTTGGCTGTAGCTCATAGGGTCTCTGCAGCTGATAATCCACAATCTCCCCGCTGGCAACCCCCGGCAGCACAACATCCCGATAATATTTCATCTCAAGTTCAGAGTCAAACACAATTCCGTCATAGGTGCGTTTGCTCTTGTCACGGCTCACATTATACTTGCTTCGTCCGCTTACTTGCACAGCTCAATCTTCCCGTCTGTAATCTTAAACTTAACTACATCGCCAACGGCATAGCCGTCTTTCACTGGCATCTGGTAGCCGTGCCCATCACATTCAAAACCCATGTAGCCGCGTTCCTTGCTGTAGTATACAACCACGCCCTTCAGCGGGCGCACCTGACGCTTTAGGGGCACTTTGGGCGGGGCAGCAATTTCAACAGGTTCAATCTTCACATCGGCAATACCGCCAGTATTCTTGTCTTCCATGCACACCACTCCTTTCGCGTTCTAAAAATGGAGGAGCTTTTCGCTCCCCCACGGATCAAACATCACAATTCAAACCTATATATAATAAGGTAGGGATTTGTGTTGATCACTCCATAAAGTTCATGTCGTAAATGTCGCCGTCCTGGTTGGCCATGCAGTCAAAGGTGATAGAAACAGTGGTCGGATCACCAGTGTTCTGGAAAGCCAGGCTGAAACTTGCCTGCGGCTGAGCCTTGTAGTAAACCAGCTCGCACTGCACAATCTCGTCGTCCTCGGTCTTGAACGGCATCATACCGTGGATCTCAAAGGCACGCGGGAATGTGTCAGAATCAAACTTGACAGTCTGAACACCATCGTTCTTGTCGTAGAAGTAGTAGGCAATATAGTTCTTGCCGTCCTGCAGGCCAGCGCCAGTAACCTTCTTGTCAGTTGTAGTAAGATCGCTAATCTCAGTGCCAGCGTCGTCAGAAACAGCAAAAACCTGCACAGTGCCGGCCTTCGGGGTCTCACTCAGCTCAATGCCGTCAGTGGTGGCGGTCAGTACCTCGCGCTTCATAATCTTTGCAACCTTGCCAATGTCCTGGCCGCTCAGCAGGGCAAACAGCTTAACAGGCATGATCTGGGTATCAACCTTCAGGGTGCCTGCACGCTCGCCATCAAAGCCAACACGGTTCGGTGCGCCCTGGCCGCCCTTTGCAAACACGCGGTTTGCGGTAAAGTCAGTGGTGGTCACGTTGGCAAAATCAATGGGCAGAAAAACTTTCTTGGTTTTGTAATCAAGCAGAACCAGATCAGCAACTTCACGGTTCGCCATATTCGGATTTACAGCCATATCTTATTCCTCCATTATTGTTTATCAGTTTCCATGCGTTTGTACCATCCGCCAAGGTCGTTCTCGCCACCCCATACGGCATAGTTCATGTCATGGATCTCATTTTGTTTTTTTATGTTCTGACGGTTAAAAGTGTCATGCACCTGGTACACCGTCAAATCATAAATATTCGTATAATTCAGGCTGTTATGGTTTGTCGCCAGCGCAGAGATGATGTTCCCCAACTCCAAATCAGGGTTACTCTTATACCCTTTTCGTTTCGATTTTTCATATTCAGCCTTTTTCTTTTGGAATCGTTCATAAAACCTGCGGGCAGCCTCATTTTTGAACTTCAAGTTTTCCTCCCGCTTCTGGTCTATGTACGCGGTTTGCAGGCAAATGTCGCAAATCTCTGCCCAGTTATCTCGCGTTATGGAACCATCAATCAGGATCTTATTGTCCACCTCGGTTTTATTCACCAGCACAGCATGGTGCGCTTCATCATATTCAAGTGGCGCATCAATAAAAAAGGCCAGTGCGGCAATCATCTCCGCCTGGCTTTCTTTGCTCATACTCAATAAATCAAAGGTGTTTATGGTGGCTTTTTCCTCCTCGCTCAAAGCTTCATACGGGTTCTCCTGCCCTGTCACCTTGGCAATGTCTTCAAACATCGCCTGTGGTGTCAGCAGCAAGGTACTTAGCGCAAACTGATAGCTCATATAGCCGCGCTTGTTAATGTCGCTCAGTCGGGGCGAGTGTACTCTGCCCACATTTTTCACCATAAAACCTTCGGGGTTCAGCAGTTCATAGTACGGTACTTTCACTTTGCGCCACCCATCTTGCGGTTGAACGCCATCACCTCGTATGTAATGCAGCGGCCGTAATAGTTATTATTCGGCTTGTATACATCGTTGTTCAGTAACCGTACCTTCCCAATTCCAAAATCTTCGCTGCCGTTCAGCAAACGGTCAACGTTCATGGCCAACACATCGGCCTTCGTCCCCAGCACGCCGGGGTGTCGGTAACTCTTCATTACCTTCTTATTGCAATAGGCAAAAATATACAGGTACACTCTGTATGCCGTATCGCTCGGTGCCTTAGCCACCACGGTCTCCATGCACAGGTAGGTGTCCGCCGTTTCATTGATCTCCGGCACATACTCAAACTCGTAAATATGTCCGGTACTAATGCTCTTATCGCCCAGTAGCATCTCGTCCGTGTCAGTATCATCGTCCACGGGGCCAAGCAGCAGGTTAATAATGGTGTCGTCCTGTGCCAGCAGGGCGGCTACTTTGTGTTTGTACTCTCCCAGCTCACTCAGGTTCATACGTCCACCACCTTCACTGCAATGCTGTCTGTGCTCTTGCCGTCCGGTGCCACAACCGTCAATTTCACGGTGGCTCCATTCAGCACGGCATTATCCTCTGCGCATACCCGGCAGCTGCCCCCAGTTACCCGGTTCCACTGCACACTGTTGGCAAGGTATACCTTTGTTTCAAGTGTTTTATCATCAACGCTCAGGCTCCAGGTGCATCCCGGCAGCGGCTTGCCATCAATCGTGGCCTTAAAAATCTTGCCGCGCCCGCAAATGCGCACTTTGGGTTCGCCCGCGTATTTAATAATCACTTCGCCGTCCTCCGGTGCCTGCTTTACCTCCTGGTAATCACACAGCATCTTTTCGGCGTTATCCTGTTCTTCCACATGCTGGTCCTGTTCAAGGTTCAAAACCAAAAATCCCGTCTGGGCGTCATTCCAGTCGTAGCGTTCTGTCATAGCGTCCACACAGGTCACACGGTAAGTTTTAGGCTTGCCGTTAATCTGCTCCATCATCAGGCGTTTCCCCACATCCAGCAAAGCCGATTCCTCATCATACGGTATTTTCACCTGGAATTCGCGGCTGGAAATGGTCATGTATACATCTTCGTTCAGGTTGGAAAAATACGGTTTGTCCACAACCGCCCACCGGGTAATAATTTCCCCGGTCTCATGGTTCTGCCACTGGATGCTCCGGTTACACAGCTCAATTTTGCCGCGCACGGTTATTTCATCGTCCGCATCGCGCTCTGTAATCAGCCAATGGCTTTTACTAAACAGCATAATTTTTCCAATCTCAAAGTTGTCGCCCGGCATGGTGCGTATAATCTTTTGGTTTGTCACCGTGCTGCTAATAATCATCATGTGGTGGGGTACCCCCTCAATCTCTACCTCTTTATAGGCAGGGGAATCAGGCCCCATTCTCAGCGTGTCCCGTTTGCTCTTTTCAACCATCCGGTCACGCCGCGTACTTCCGTGTCTGCCAAGCATAGCAGCATATGTTTCATAGTTCATACGCTACCACCTCACTCAGTCAAACTCGAAATTTCCCCATTGCGGAAAGAGTACAGGTTAATCTCCTTCATCTGCTGCCGCTCTGTCGTGGTCAGCAGGGTCGTCATCTTCTCCAACAGGTTGGCTGGCGAAAACAACGTAAAATCCTTTGTGCTCAATCCGTTCTGCAATGCGTCTGTGTTATAAACATACTGGCGCACAAAATGCACAATCATGCCCAGTGCCAAAATATCCTTCTCGCGGTTTGTCAGCGTAATATTGAACTCCAGCAGGTCATCTTCCCTATCATTCAGATCCTGTTTGCACACATCCTCAAAATCGCTGATCGCCATCTTCAAAAGATCCAGCTGCATTGCTTCTCTTGTCACCGCATCGTAGTCCAGGAACTCATAGTTGCGGACTTGGCCACGGTAACGCTCATAAATTTCCTCGTATCTTGTGCCCATTGGCCCGCACCATCCCTCTCATTATTCTTCAGTTCCGCCGATCGTCACAATCTCAACGCCACTCTTGCGGGTTCTGGGTTTCTTGGGTGCCTCCAATGCAACGGATTC